GCTGAAATATTCTTTGAAGATGTTTTAATGGCATTAGTATTTTATGGTATGCCAATACTTGCAGAGAATAATAAACCAAGACTTCTTTACTATTTAAGAAGAAGAGGATATAGAGGTTTTAGCATGAATCGTCCTGATAAAGTTTGGAATAAACTATCAACAGCAGAAAAAGAAGTTGGAGGTATTCCAAATTCAAGCGAAGACATAAAACAAGCCCATGCCGCAGCGATCGAAATGTATATTCAAGATCATGTAGGCATGAAACAAGATGGAACCTTTGGGGATTTATATTTTAACGAGCTACTAAATGATTGGAGTAAGTTTGATATAAATAAAAGAACAAAGTTTGACGCATCTATAAGTTCTGGTTTAGCTATAATGGCAAATAATAGACATTTATACGCTCCAAACGCTAAGGTTGAAAAACCTAAATTAAACATAAACATTTCTAAGTATAGTAATACTGGATTTAATTCACAAATAATAAAATAAACATATGGCAGAGTCTGGCATAAAAAGTTATTTCCCGAGTCAAACTGTAAGTGATGCTGAAAAGTTAAGTTACGACTATGGGTTAAAAGTTGGTAAAGCAATCGAAACAGAATGGTTTAACAATGATAGAAATCTTAATAGATACAAATCTAATCATAATAATTTTCATAATTTAAGATTATATGCTAGAGGAGAGCAATCTATACAAAAATATAAGGATGAGTTATCTATAAATGGTGATTTGTCCTATCTTAATTTAGATTGGAAACCAGTTCCAATTGTTTCTAAATTTGTTGATATAGTAGTAAACGGTATTGCAGAAAGAACTTACGATATAAAAGCATTCTCACAATCTCCAAATGGGGTTGAAAAAAGAACTAAATATATGGAAGCCATATTGAGTGATATGGAAATGCAAGCATTTAATCAAGAGGTTAAGTCTAGATTTAATGTAGATATGAAAGAGAGTGAAATAGTTGACGAAGATCTACCTAAATCTAACGAAGAGTTAGGTTTGCACATGCAATTAAATTATAAGCAAGCCGTAGAGCTCGCTGAAGAACAGGCTTTGAGTGTTATTTTTGAAGGCAATAAATATGAATTGACGAAAAAAAGATTTTATCACGATATTACAGTGCTTGGTATTGGGGCTGTTAAAACAAACTTCAATACATCAGAAGGTGTCACTATAGATTATGTTGACCCAGCTAATCTTGTATATTCTTATAGTGATTCTCCTTATTTTGATGATATTTATTATGTTGGTGAAGTAAAATCTATACCGGTAAACGAATTAGCTAAGCAATTTCCTCATTTAACCGAAAGTGATCTAGAGGATATAATGAAGAATAAAGCTACAAATAGAAATAACTATAACACGAGATATTCAATAGATAAAGAAGATAACAATACTATTCAAGTTTTATATTTTAATTATAAAACTTACATGAATGAAGTTTATAAAATAAAAGAAACAGGCACTGGTGCTGATAAAATAATACCTAAAGACGACTCATTTAATCCGCCTGAAAATATGGAAGGCGGTTTTAGTAGAATGTTGAGATCTATAGAATGTTTATACGAGGGCGCTATGATATTAGGTACTGAAAAATTACTTAAATGGGAAATGTCAAAAAACATGATGCGTCCTAAAAGTGATTTTACTAAAGTGAAAATGAATTATGCTATTGTTGCTCCTAGAATGTATAATGGTAAAATAGATTCGTTAGTAAAAAGAATCACTGGTTTTGCAGACATGATTCAATTAACACACTTGAAATTACAACAAGTATTATCAAGAATGGTTCCAGATGGTGTTTATCTTGATGCCGATGGTTTGGCGGAGGTTGATTTAGGCAATGGGACTAATTATAATCCGCAAGAAGCTTTAAATATGTTTTTCCAAACTGGTTCCGTGATAGGTAGATCATTTACCTCCGAAGGAGATTTAAACCCTGGTAAAGTACCTATCCAAGAAATAACATCTGGTAGTGGCGGTAACAAAATGCAAGCTCTTATAGGTAATTATAATTATTACTTACAAATGATAAGAGATGTAACCGGACTTAACGAAGCTAGAGACGGTAGTATGCCAGATAAAAATGCTTTGGTTGGAGTGCAAAAATTAGCAGCTGCAAATAGTAACACAGCGACAAGACATATATTACAAGCTGGTCTATACCTAACAGCTGAGACAGCAGAGTGTTTATCACTTAGAATATCTGATATTATAGAATACTCTCCAACTAGAGACGCTTTTATTCAAGCTATAGGCGCTCATAATGTTGCTACGTTAGAAGAGATGTCTCAATTACATCTATATGATTTTGGTATATTTATAGAGTTGCAACCTGACGAAGAAGAAAAAGCTATGTTAGAAAACAATATTCAAATGGCTCTTCAACAAAAAAGTATAGAATTAGAGGACGCTATCGATCTTAGAGATATACGTAATATCAAATTAGCAAATCAACTTTTAAAAATACGTAGAAAAAGAAAACAGGAAAGAGACCAAGCTATACAACAGCAAAATATACAAATGCAATCACAAGCAAATGCCCAAGCCGCTCAAGCAGCCGCTCAAGTAGAAGTTCAAAAAGAACAAGCTTTAGCTCAGGGCAAGGCTCAATTTGAACAAATGAAAGCGCAAATAGACGCTCAAAAAATGCAACAAGAAGTTGCTATGAAAAAAGAGTTAATGGCTTTAGAGTTTCAATATAACATGCAACTCAAGGGCGTTGAGGTTGAAGGTATGAAAAGTAGAGAAAAAGAAAAAGAAGATCGTAAAGACGAGAGAACAAAAATACAAGCTACACAGCAATCAGAAATGATTGAGCAAAGAAATAGTGGAAAACCACCTAAAAACTTTGAGTCTGCAGGTAATGATACATTAGGTGGAGGATTTGATTTAGGAGCGTTTGACCCTAGTTAGAATTATTAATTATTATTATATTATATTATGGAAGAAAAATTAGAAGAGGTAGTTGAAGAGACTACAACCCAAAACCAACAAGATCCAGGTGATGAAAACGTGGTAAAAGTTGATGAAAGTAAATTTGAATCTGCTGGCGACGATAGCGTTTACAAGGTAGATTTAAGCAAACCAATAACACCAGAAGAAAATGAAACTAAAGAAAACAACGCTGACGACAGCGGAGTGGTTGCAGAGTCTGAAAATGCCGACGCCCCACAAGAACAAAAAGAAGTACAACCGGAAGCAGAAACACAAGAAGAATCCCCAGTATTAGAGGAAATAACTGAAGACTCTACTGAAGAAGAAGTTGCCGAAGCTCAAGAGCAAATAGAAGAAGCTGTGGCTGAAGCAGAGGCTACCGGAAAACCAATACCAGAAAATATCCAGAAGTTAATGGACTTTATGGAAGAGACTGGTGGAGATTTAAATGACTACGTTAAGCTTAATCAAGATTATTCAAAGCTAGATGATCAAAATCTATTATACGAATATTACAAGCAAACAAAACCTCATTTAAATAATGAAGAAATTAACTTCCTTATGGAAGATTCGT